TACGGATCACTAGGAATGGCGCGGCGCTACGACTTCTACGACCGGCACAGGTTTCAAGGCGACGGCGACTGGCCGAACAAGTATATTGAAATCCGCTACCACTTCATTCACGATCTCAGAATCAACGATACCGGCTACACGCAGCCAATGGGCGTCAAAGGATCGACGTGGGGATATGATGTTCCTACGCTGGGCGACTTGATTGTGAGCGTAGACCCAAACAACGGGTTGCCAAGGTCAAGAACTGCTGAGATTGCAGACTGCCGTATGTACCCTCGGATGCGCCTGGTCATCACTTCACCATCCTGCCCGTTCCCGATGTACGACGATACAGCTTTCGATATGCATGGAGAGATTCCCGTCACGCAGCACGACGTGAATGATTACCCGTGGGCCGCGCTCGGCTACTCGATTGTCTCAGGTGTGAAGGGGTTGGAAGTCGCACGTCGTGATCGAATGTCGGACATCAATACCGTGAAGGCTATCGAGAAAGACCCGCCCTTGGGCACAGACGTATCGACAGGCGTCTCCCGCACCCAGATGGACAAGCTCGACCTGCTCCACGCGCAAGGCGTGCGCGTGGGTGGCAAAGGCGATCCGTCCAAGTGGACTCGCTCATTGCTTCCTGAGGGCGTCAAGATCGAGGAATCCGACTTTAAGGCTGTGGAGATGCTGAATGCTGGAGTCAAGGCCGCTTTGGGACTAGCTGACATAGCTTCCATGCGGGAAGTCAAAGGCAATATGTCGGACCAGTCATTCGACAAGTTTGTTGAGAACCTGGGTCCGGTGGCTAAGGGGATTGCACTCAATCAGTGGATTGCCAACTCCAAAGACGCGGATATGTTGAAGTACAACATCGCGCAATACTTCACCGTGGACATGATTACCGACATGATCGGTCCAGAAGGTGTAGGCATTGAGACGTTCGACAATGACCCAAACACTCTGGTTCCTTCGCATCTCCCCGGAGAGGACACGTCGAACCTGAGCGCACATTCCCGACTCGACCGGGCGAAATGGTATTGCGAGAGACTCAGAGTAGTAAACACCCCTGCTCAGTTGCTTAACGTGACACATATGCAGGAGAGAATGCTTCAGATGTTCACCCTCCAGCAAAAGATTCCGATTGACACTGAAAGCACGATGGAAAAGATCGGCATCCCTGACTATCAGGTTCGCCACGAAAAGTGGAAAGAGGAGCAGTTGGAAGATGCTATCTGGAAGCTCGAAGTCGAGAAGACGTTGCAGGAAAAGGCAAAGTCTCTTGGGATGGAGCAACCACAGCCTCCGCAGCCTGGGCAGGGTAAGGGCGGTGGAAGAAAGCAGACGGGGGCTAAACCCCAACAGGCTGCGCAAAAAGGTTCTCAATCAGGGCAGGTGAGAGTGGTTAACAAAAGCAGTTAAGGAGAAAAGATGGTCAACGTAGCGGGAACAGTTCCAACACTGGAAGATGAACTCGGTATTGATGTTTTGAAGTCAGAGCAGTTCGTCACATACCGGCAGACCATTGCGCTACGCAAGCCGGAGTGCGCGGGGGCGGCTCTGGCTTATCTCCAGCAGTGTTTGCATGAAGGAAAAGTTACCGGACGTGTGCTTTGTTTGAATATGAACCAAGGCGGTATCTGCCAGATTCAAACCGAGCAGACGGGAAAAATCAGGGCTGGGTCGGAGCTTGAAGAGTTGACCGATGAAGTTTTTTCTCAGAATACAGTTGACAAGAAAACGGTATCAGCGTAATAGTTGAATCACAAGAGATTCCAGATCACTTCCTTTGGAAGATTGTGACGGCCTCAAGCTAAACAGCTTGGGGCCGTTTTCTTTTGCCCCCACAAAATCCAAAGGAGAATCACCATGGCAAAGAGCAAAAAGCACGGCTTTACCGTCAAGGGCGTCAGCGAGCATGAAGGCAAGCGCAAGGGCAAGAAGCGCGGCAAGAAGGGTTCCAAGAAGTCCAGCAAGAAGTAACCGAGGCCATCATGGACCCGAACGCATCCCCTAATCCGCAAGCATCGGCTCCCCAACCAGGCGGGGCCGATGCTGCGTCACCTGACGCGAACCCCATCCAGTCAACCCTTGGAAAGATAGCCATGATGCTCAAGCAGATGGCGTCTCAGAACACTTCTATCCAAGACCCACTCAACCAGGCAGTACAAAACATCGTGCAAGCGATTCAGATGAGCGGACAGGCGCAAAGCGCCCCGCCACAGCAGCCGCAAGCACCTCCACAACAGTAACAAGGAGAATACGGTGAAAGTCGAAGACATTCTTGCAGCGCTTGGAGTACAAGTCGATCCCGCGAAGGCGTCCGTCATTCAGGAATGGAATGGCAAGTTGACCGCCTCTGAAACCGAAGCCCAGCAGCGCCTTGATGCCGCTCAGAAGAAGGTATCTGACGCAGAAGCTCTTGACCGCATCATCAATGAAAATATCCGCACCGCCGGTTTGACGGAAACCAGTGTGGCTCAGTTGCAGGCGAACAACGCCGCGCTGACCGCCGCCAATGCTCAACTGACAACGGCTGTCGAGTCGATCAGGAAGCAGGGTTTCACTGGCATCACGATTCCAGAACTTCCCAAGACGGCTACTCAAGTGCAGGCCGATCCGATGAAAGAACTCCAAGAAACCATTATGAAGGGTTTGACGAACGTGGGCCAAGCGTTTGATGAGACTGTCCGGTATCAGCGCGTTTTTGGAGCGCCTATCCCGGAAGCTCCGTCAACCATTGCCGACCGCGCCGCCAAACTCCGTCTGTCCGTTCCTGACTACATGGAGCAGACGTATCATATCGGCGCAAAGGAAAAGGAAATTGCTGCCGCCTCCACTCAAAAAGGTTTGGATGATTATGCGGCAAAGAAGGTCGAAGAGTACAAGGCCGCGAATCCAGTGACATTCGGTAATCCCGATTTGAACGGCGGGCGTCCGTCGAACTATCCCAACATCCCCAAGCCCCGCGACGGAAAGAGTCTGCGGGAATTTTCGGCAATGTCGCCGATGCAGAAGATTCAAGACGCAAAAGCTCGCGTCACAAAGGAAGTTCAATCGCGGCAAAACGCCGCGTAGGAAAGGGTAACCTGAGATGAACGATCCACTTTACAATCAACGAGACGCGGTATCGCGGGAGATGGTCCGCAAAGGGACCGTCATCGACTGGTTCGGAACCAACTATCCACTGATGACTCTCCTGCGCGAAGCGGGAATCGTTGACTTGGACTTCCAAGGCACCGGCGTCAGGACTGCGGGCATTTACGACTTGGCTCACGGTTCATCGACGGAGCCGGGTGCGACCATCAACCCCACGCGCAAGCAGATGGTCACCGACACCAAGTACGATATCCGCTTCATGGAAGCCGACCTCGAAGTAGAGCGGACGGAATACGACCTCTACAACGCCGCCGGAGAAACGCAGATTGCCGATCAGGAGATGATTGACAACTACTGCATGACGCAACGGTTGGAGTCGATGGTTGAGATGCAGGCGTACCAGCACGGACAGTGGAACTCCGGTTCCTCGTTTGGTTCGTCCGCTGGCGTGGCGCAAGACCGGCATCGCGCGATCAACGGTTTCGATGAGCAGTTCAGCAACGGTGTCGATCCGGGTCCGTTCGGGAACTACTACCTCACGACCGGCGGCGTGACGCGCAATGGTGTGGTTGGGCAGGCGTTTAACTCGACCCCGTACTACTGCGGAACTCCGACTGGCGCGGCAGGGTCAATCAACTACTCACACTTCCTCTTGGCGAATGCCCGTCTCGGCACGCTGGGCGCAAAGGCGCGGGTTGGATTCACCAGCTTCTACGGATGGGGCGCAATCGCCCTGGCCTTCCGTCAGCAGTCTGTGGTCCTTCAGTTGGATGTGAAGGAGGGGACTGACTTCGGATGGCCCTCAGTAGACTTCAACGGCATAAAGATTCACGCCGATCCTCTGGCTCCTTCTTCGGCGGCATGGCAGACACTCCCCGGCGGCAATCCGGGCGCGTTTGGCACAACCAGCCAAGCCAAGTTCTACGACGGCGCGGGCGGCACAACGCAGCTTGTTCCGTTCCTCACTCCGACGTTCAAGCTGAACGGAGCGAATATCGCCACTGGCGCTCTGTCTCCGACCGGCTCAAACATCCCGTCGAACACGACCATCAATCCGGGCGAAGTGCTTTACTTCCTTGACCCGCACGCGATGGTTGCTTTGAAGCCCAAGCCGGGTTCCGGTTGGACGATGACGTTCGATGAGAATCGCATCCCCAACAACATTTCTTCGAGCATCCGCTACTTGCGGTATGCGACAAACCTTTTCCCGGACCAGCCGACACACGGCATGATCCTGTACGGATTCAAGGGGGTTGGACAATAACATGGCACAGACTACAGCACAATCTTTCTTTCTTGGCCCGTTCGCGGTCTACACGTCGCCGACCGGGATGGCCGATGTGAATACCGGCATCCCGTATCTTGGCGGAACGCTCCACGAGGGCGACTACGTGGACCTGACGGCAGATGAAGCCGCGCAGTGGAATATTCAGTATGGCGCGAACCTCTATCCGGGGCGCTATCGCTTTGTCCGTGTCTCTCCGAACGCCACCTACTCGAACATCAAGTTCGGGACTCCGGTGGGTATCGGTCTGGGAACTTCGGTCGCACAGGTGTTGGTGGCGGCAGGCGGAACAGGCTATGTGATTACCGCAACCGGCGCAACGAGTGGCACGGTGTCGATCTCGTCTTCGGCTGCTGGCGGCACGGCGGCTACGGCCAACCTGACAATCGTGAGCGGCGTCATCACATCGGCGCAGTTGACCTACCCTGGCGCGAACATGACATCTGTTCCGACATTCACGCTTTCGAGCGTGTTGTCCAGTGGATCGAATGGATCGGTTCTGGCGGCGCAGTACATCAGCCCAAACTTCATCAGTTCGTTTGATTCATCCTCGGCGCAGTTGAGTACGGTTCGCGGCGTGTCGCTGACCACCATCACGGCGGCGCAGATTACGGCTGGCGCATGGATCGTTATTCAGGAAGAGGGCATTGCTTCGATTCTTGTGGCCACGGCCACCAATACGGCGGCGGGCTGCTATGCGGCGGCGACGACCAACGCGGCAGTAACGACAAGCACGGCGGCGACAGCGGTTCCGGTGGGATACTTTGCCGACACTCTCGACATTGCAACAGCCTCGGCGACGGTTCGCGGCATCCTGCGCATTCCAGTTCAGCAGGGGTAAGGAGACAGCGTGAACACGAATTACGTATATCCGAGCGCACAGGTTGGCGAGTTTCGGCAAGCATTGCTTTATGCTGCCGGACCCGCCTCCTACTCGCAAGCTACGGGCGATCCTGTCTACAATCCGGGCGCGAACGAGTACATCAATTTTCCGTCCTCGGCTACCACGGTGAGTGGGAATTATGATGTGAGGTTTAACCCAACTTCGGCTGGTTACAATATCGTTCGTGCCGGTGCTCCTGCTCCCTCTCAATCGGGATGGACGGCTCGCTGGTTCTTCAATAACATCGGTGGTGGTTCTGGAGTGGCGAAGGTGACACAGAATGCCGCCGGAACTGGAATGACGCCGGGTACCTATCCGATTACGTTCTCAAGTGGAGCCGCGACTGGTACTGTGACTGTAACGGCTACAACCGTAACTGCCGCAGTAGTCACGAACCCAGGATATTACACGACTCCTCCGACAGCAACTATTGGGGGAACTCCGGGAGGAACTCCAGCGACTCTTACCGTCACCATGTCCACCGCTGCGCAGGAAGTACCAACGGGCGCGAATCTGAGTGCGGAGACATTGCAGTTTGGTGCGGTCATCTCAAGTTTGTAGGGCTATCGTCGCGGGTGGCCTTGGGGCAGGTGGCAAAAGCTGCCTGTCCCTTTTTTCGTAAGGAGCGTAGATGAGTCTTGGAACGGTAGCAATGAATTTGACGAGGTTGGTTCCCGATTCACCGTTGCCACGGTGTCAGACGGGAGTCTATCGCGCTCTGGAGGCTATCTATAATCAGACAGACTGGAGCTTCCAAAAAGGATTCTCTGGTTGGCTTGTTCCAGGGGTACTCTTCGATACCGGAAGTTTTACCACGACTCCGTACTCGAATCAGGTCATCGCGGACGCGGTGGCAACTGCGGCGCTAATCGCTTACGCCGGAATGCCGTTGCTGACGAATCTTCAATACAGAAACCCGGCATACGCGATCTACGACATTGTGGGCTACGACTACAATACGATCAATCCGGGGTTCGTGACTCTGACTCTCGACCGTCCGTGGATGGAGCCAACAATCGGGTCAGGACAGCCGTTCATGATCTATCAGGCGTACTTTGTGGCCCCAGTTCAAGACTTCCGAAAGTTCATCTCGATTCAGGATTTTACGAATGACCAGCCTATTGATTTCTGGTCGAAGACTCAAGCCGATCTTGCCAGCGATGACCCGCAGCGGCAGGACTTCTCAATTCCTCTGTATTGTGTTCCGGCGGGATTCGATAACAGGCCGGGAAGTTCTACTCCGGGATGGCCCAGATTCGAGTTGTGGCCGCATCAGGGAAACTACTGCCCGTACACGCTCAACTATCGTCGCACTGGACCATTGCCGCAGACGCAGAGCGACTGGCAGACAATGTTTCCTCCCTCTCCGATCACAGAGAATATGCTGGAGTTCAAAGCCAAAGAGATTCTTCTTCTCGACAAGGCGGCGGACATGGAGGCAAAAGTTCCTTGGTCCGGAAAAGGGATGATGCTTCTCTCGACGATGGCTCAGAATACGTATTTTGAACTGTTTGGGAATGTTCTCTCCATCGACTTGAACTTGGACGGAGAGAATTTTACGCACACGCACCAACCCGGAAAGTGGCAGGCCGGGGAGCCTTATGCAACCATGAATGCAGGATTGAATCTGGGTGGTTACCCATCTGGAGGAGGAGTCTAATGTATCTGATTCAAGTAACCTTGCTGTCGGGAGCAACACCAATCGCTCCATCAGACCTTGTTGTGGCGAGAAACCTGAACTTCAACTCGATTGTGATTCAAAACAATGCCGCCCATGTGGTTCGGGTAGGGGATTCTACCGTGAGTTCTACGGTTGGGATTGCTCTTGCGGCAGGGAGTAGCACTACGCAGCCTCCATTTGTTGTAGCTCCTCTTGCTCAGGCAGAAACTCTTTCCGACTGGTTTCTTTATGGAACGGTTGGAGACAAAATCGACGTGATGGTTTTCGCATAGGCAATGAAGAATGGCGACGTATTCATGGCTCACGAAGACGGCGGCTGTTACGGCGTTGCAGGGAAGGCTAAACAATTGGTCACTCTGGACGCCCACAGAACTGTACCTATGCATCACTGAAGCATTGCGGCACTTCAACGGACTATGTGAGCAGTGGAACTCGACCGTCTCCATTCCCAATGCCAATGGTCAGTGGATCAACACCGGAACGCTTGCCAATTCGCCGCGGATTCGCACCGTCACGGACACATCCCTGTACACGCAGATGGAGTATATGCTGCTTGAGCCTGCTAGCGGAGGTGCGTGGACCGGGAGTTCTCAGTTCAATATCGGCAATCTTCAAGACGCGCTCCAGAAGCGGTTGCAGGAGATAATTCAGCAGACCTCGTGCAATATCGCACTACTTTCCCCAATCAACGCCACTCCAGGTGTGCGCGGTCCATACGCTCTTGCTGATACCGTCCTACAGCCGCAGAGGAACCGTTTCATGGCTCTGGTGGCACAGACGACCGGAACGGCAGCGTCCGGTTCGTCTCAAGTCATCCTGAGCGCGGCAGCGGGTGTTGTGGCTGGGCAGGTAGTCGGCGGAGCGGGGATTCAGGCTGGCACATTTGCCACTTCGGTATCCGGTACGGCCGTAGGGTTGAGTTTGCCAACCATAGCTCCACTTTCCGGGACGGCGCTACAGTTCTTTCAGCCGTTTCTTTTGACGCGCGAGGATGCACTTTCATTTCAGTCATTCGAGCCGCAGTACCTCCAGACTTCCGGGTTTCCGCAGTCGTGGTCAGTGTCCAGCGAGCCTCCTCTCTCTTTCGACGTGGACATTGCCCCGAACTTGCCGGGGTACTTCGAGATGCTTGCGCTCAATGCTGGTCCCACGTTGGCTCCTCCAGCAGATTCGCTTCTCGGAATCCCTGATGACTGGTCGATGGTTGCTCTCTACGGGGCGCTTGCCGATGTTCTTGGGCAAGAGGCGGAATCTACTGACCGGCAACGGGCCGCATACTGCATGGAACGCTATACCGAGATGATGGAGATGATGAAGCAGTCGAACTGGCTTCTTCAAACACTCATCAATGGTCAGGTATCAAAAACAGTTTCACTGGCCGAGATGGACACTCTCGCGGTGAACTGGCAGCAGTCACAGAACAATCTTCCAGCGGTGATTGAGGCCGGAATGGATATGATCGCACCCGTTCCCGGAGTCGGCGTGAATCTCAATGTGACTTTGGTTGGCAATGCTCCGCTGCTAGACGCGACAGGAACGTACTTGCAGGTAGCGCGG